TACATTGACGAAAAAGCGTCAAAGCCGGAAACCTGGGTAAACGCCTTGCAGAGGAGGGCATGGGAATCAGATAAGTGATGCCTCGCTTAAACCTTAAAAGCCACTCAAGGCGAAAGGGTAAACCCATCGGATATAAGGAGTCGCCCAGAACTGATGTCGAAGCAGTGTCGATTCGGTCCAGTAGCAAGTGGACTAGGCTATCGAGACAAATCCGCAGAGAGCGCCCGATCTGCGAGGAGTGCCTTAATAAAGGTGGACCGCTAAAACCAAGTCAGGAAGTGCATCACATTGTCAAAGTTCAGAGTAATCCAAACCTAGCATTCGATCCGGCTAACCTAATGGCCCTTTGTAAAGAATGTCACTTAGAGATTGAGAACAGAGAAAATGGCTAGACCGCAAAAACTTGTAACCGATTACGCTCAAATTGAGAAGCTTTCCGAGATTGGCTGTAGCGACGAAGAAATCGCCGGAGTTATTGGCGTGGGAAAGCGAACATTTGTGCGAATGAAGCAGCGAGATGAAAATCTCGTTTTGGCATTGGATAGGGGTAAAGCTAACTTGAACGTAAAGCTCCGGCGGTTTCAGATTGAGATGGCTCTGAGTGGATCGGTCCCAATGCTTATCCACTTGGGCAAGACGGTCTTGGGTCAGGGCCAGCCAAAGATCGAAGAGGCTAAGGAAAACCCATTGACCCAGTTTTTGCCAAGAGCCGAAACGATAAAGAATTTGCCAAAATCTGCGGATGAGCCGAGCGACTGAATATGCTCAATCAATTGTCTCGGGCGAAGTCCAGGCATGTAGATGGATTAAGCTGGCTGCCGAAAGGCATATGAGCGATTTGAAGCGATCAGATGTGTACTACGATCTCGATGAGGAGGATCGACGCTGCGGATTCATCGAGAACATTCTAAGGCTTGAGGATGGATCTCCTTTTCTGCTCCAGCCTTGGCAAGCTTTTATAGTCGGATCGATATACGGATGGAAATACGATCAGGATGATCGCCGCAGATTCAGGAATGCCATGATCTTTGTTTCCCGCAAAAACGGAAAATCCGCTTTATTGGCTGCGATAATACTGTCGTCGCTGGTGCAGGATGGCCAGTGCTATTCCCAGATGTTCGCGGTTGCTTCGGATCGCGGTCAAGCTACGCTGCTTCGCGACTACGTTTCTGGCTATATAAAGCGATCTCCTCACTTGTCCGAAATCCTCGATGTTCAGACTTGGCTAACCAGGAACAAACTCACCGATACGGTGTTCAAGGCGTTGCATGCCGATCATCGTCGCCTTGATGGATTAAACCCTGCTGTAGTTGTCTTTGATGAATTACATAGCCAAGAGGGACCGGAGTTAGACGACGTCATAAACTCGTCCTTCGGATCTCAGCCAAACTACTTATATGCCAAGATCTCAACAGCCGGAGAGTTTGGCAGGGAGAAGCCAGCTATGAAGCAAAAAGACCTGGGCGAGAAAGTTCTGGAAGGAGTAGTCGAGCTGGATGACTATTTTTATTTGAACTATACAATAGACAAGGGCGACAAGTGGGATGATCCGAGCATATGGCCAAAGGCTAATCCGAATCTAGGCGTAAGCAAGAACCTAGATTACATGACAGCTCTGGTAGATGTAGCTAAGGAGATTCCACAGAAGGTTTTGGACTTTAAGACCAAGCAGCTAGATGTCTGGATAGAGGCTTTCGATCAGTGGATCGACTCGCAGCGTTGGGATGCATTGAAGGGCGACTATGTATGGGAAGATTTGCAAGGCTGTAAGGCTTGGCTAGGTATCGACCTGGCTCGCGTTCGTGACATATCTTCGGTAGTAGCGGTAGTTCAAACCGATCCCGATGAACCGCTAAAGATTTGGGGAAAGCATTTCATACCAAACGACGATATCGAGAGAAGAACTAGGCACGACAAGGTCCCGTATGCCGTTTGGCGTAACCAGGGCGATATCGTGACGACTGATGGCAATACAACCGACTTTGATGCGATATTTGAAACGATAATGCAGTGGAGCGATCATCTAGATATCCAGGATATCGCTTATGACAGGCATTTCTCAGCCGAGCTTGTCCAGAGACTCTATAACGAATCGCTCGAGCTTGTGCCGTTTGGACAGGGTTTTATCTCTATGAATGACGCGGTTTGTGGCTTAGAAAGGCTGCTTCTTGGCAAGAAAATGCAGCATAATGGCGATCCAGTCCTTTCCTGGGCGTGTTCAAACACGATTTTGGCCACAGATCCCGCAGGAAACCGGAAAATGGACAAAAAACGCTCAAAAGAGAAGATTGACCCGATGGTAGCCCTCGGAATGGCGATTGCTAGATCGCAGGACAGTATCGAAGACGAAGGACCGCAAATTTACGTTTAAACACAAAAAAACCGCCCTCCCGCTAAGGAGGACGGCTTGCATAACCAAAACCAGCCCTGATACTGGCTATTTGGTTGGATCGGTCAAGTGTTTTTTGACCTTTTCCCAATACGGAATCGTAGATTCCTTCAAATAACCCGTAGGCCCACCATGGTGGATGCGGCTTATGTACTCTGCTCGGCTCATGCCGGCGGGCCGCTTGTGATCTTGTGCGTAGCGATCCATGTACGCCATGAAGATCCGACGGGCCTTGTACGGATCGAACGCATCTTCATGGGTCCAATCCTTATTGGCCCACTCAGCCGCATCCTGCACATAGGCAGAATGCATCTGTAAGAGCCCATAGGCCTTTCCTGCATCGCCTACGGCGTTTTGGTCACCGCCGCTCTCTACGGCGATTATCGCCAGTATTAGGGCAATCACGAGTGAACCTCCCAACCATTGCCTATAAAAGAACCATCAATGTGGTTCTGGGGCTCATAAAAGCCGACTATCGCGTTCGGATAATCGGCCTTTGCCAACTCAAGGGTATCGTAGAAATCTACGACGGTTTTTCTATCCTGACCAGCTAGGACGCTGGTCGAGGGATATTCATCTATTTTGTACACGGCTAGACCATGCACACTTGCTTCTATTGAATAGGTCATACGTTTCCGAGGCTTTCACTTGCTTTGATCATGTCAAAAACAAAGTTATAAAAAACATATAAAATATTTAGTCAATTAACCCTAAAGTCATGTAATATTACTATAGAGGCATTATGCGTAATCCATTCCGTAGAAAATCGAAAGACGAGCCGCAAAATAACCTATCATCGCCCGATGAGTGGCTAGTCGATGCTCTCTTTCGTGGATTGTCATCCTCGGGAGTTAAGGTAACTCCCATCACGGCATTGGGTGTTTCAACGGTCTACGCTTGCGTAAACGTCATCTCAAAAGCGATCTCTAGTCTTCCACTATGCATTTATGAGCACAGTGAAAACGGAGACAAGGTAAAGGCCTACAATCATCCTCTTTATAACGTCCTGACACTGAACCCGTCAAAGAACATGACGACCAGCGAGGTCATGGGGGCAATTGTTAGCAATCTCATACTTCGCGGAAACTCATACTCTCTGTTGAGTCGCGACGGTCTTGGAAACGTCAGGCAGATGATGCCGATTGAGCCAAGCGACATGAGCTTGCAGATTCATCCTGTCACAAACGAGATAGACTACCTGGTCGATGGCAAAAAGGTTCAGCGATCCAGGATTCTACACGTCAAGGGGCTAAGTAGCTCCGGCGTTCTCGGCTTTGATACTACTACGCTAGCTAAAGATACAATCGGCCTAGCAATTGCCCTCCAAGATGACTTGGCAAGCTTTTTTAAGAACGGGGCAAAGATGGGTAGTATATTGCTATCTGATAAAACGCTCAAGGCTGAACAGATTCAGAGACTTCGCGATGCATTCGACAGCCGCCACAAGGGAACCGAGAATACATACAAGACGGCGATCCTGACAGACGGTCTAAGACCTTTTACAGAACGCTTCAGCTACCAGGATTCTCAACTGGCCGAGCAACGCAAAATCACGACCCAAGAAATTGCCAGAACATTTGGCGTACCTTTGTCAAAATTGCAGATCGAGTCGGCAACGCCTAGAGCCAATGTTGAGGAATCTAATCGGGACTTTGTTACCGGAACGCTTCGCCCGATTGTAGTCTCGCTCGAGCAGGTGTTGAATTTAAACCTAATACCAGAATCGCAACGAAACCAATTCTCTATCAGCTTCAATATGGACGCTCTCCTTCGCGGGAATGTCGAAGCTAGATATAATGCATATCGTATCGGACGTGAATCTGGATTTCTATCTGTTAACGAGATCAGAAGAATGGAAGGACTTAACGGCATAGGCGAACAGGGAGATACCTATTTGCAGCCGCTAAACTTCACAGAACTCGGATCAGCACCTAATCAAGAGGAAGTAGAAGATGAGTAAGATTTATATATATGATCAAATCGGCGGAAACGGAATTGTAGCTTTAGACGTCATCAAGCAGCTATCCGATCTAGATGGAGACATCGACGTACACATTAATTCCGGCGGCGGGTCAGTCAGTCAAGGGATTGCTATTTATAATGCTCTTAAAGAGTATGAAGGCCAGGTTCACGTTTTCGTGGATGGTTTGGCAGCTAGTATTTCATCGATCATCGCAATGGCTGGCGATACCCTTACAATGGCTGAAGGATCTCTAATGATGGTTCACGAGGTTTGGACTGAGATCGCAGGAAATGCCGGAGAACTTCGCAAGGAAGCCGAAGTGTTGGAGAAGCATACCAATACTATTTTGGATATATATGAAAGCAATACGCCTTTGAGTCGCGAAGAGATCAAGAAAATGCTTGAGGCTGAAACTTGGCTAACTGCTGAAGAGGCATATGAGCTAGGCATCGCCACAGACATTTCAGGAGCACTCAAGCAAGCTGCCTCTGTTAATATAAATAGCTTCATGAATGCTCCCAAGGAGCTTGAGGCAATTATCGCTCTCAACACTAAGAGTCTAGATCCAGATCCAGAACCAGAGCCAGAAAAATCGAACTCTGATTCTGAACAACCCCGGGGCGAGGAGGATCAAGACGATCACAACAGTCTTTCAATGGTTCCAACAGCCGAAATGGCGGCTGAAGCAACCAGGGGGCTGGAGTGGCGAGCGGAATATAATCGCGGTGGAACTGAAGTTGGAGTGGCTCGGGCTAGAGATATAAAGAATAGAAAGACTCTTAGCCAAGACACTGTAAACCGAATGATTAGCTATTTCGCTAGGCATGAAGTTAACAAGGAAGCCGAAGGATTTCGCCCAGGTGAAGATGGCTACCCGTCCGCATCGCGCATATCGTGGAGCTTGTGGGGCGGGGACGCGGGACAGGCTTGGGCTAACGCTCGTCGCGAAGATGACTCCGAAGCTTATTACGACCCCGAAGAGGAAGAGGAAAAGAATTTCACAGATAAAGAATTTGTCGCTCGTTTAGAATCTGCCAAGCAGCGTCTGGCGACACTAACCAAACTGGCCAAGCTCTAGCGAGCGACTCGGCCCAAAAAAAACAACCCATACACAACTAAAAAAATGGATAAACTAGTAAACAAGCGCGCTCAGTTAGTTACTGAAATGCGTTCTCTCCTCGATGGTAAGGAAGGCTTGAATACGGAAGACCAAGAAAAGTTGGCTAAAATTGAGGCCGACTTTGATTCTGTTGAAAAGCAAATCCGAGCTGAAGAGAAAATTAACAAGATTGAAGACAAGTTGGCTTCTGTTATCGAAGACAGCTACAAACCCTCAATCCAAAGGGAAAATAGCGTAGACGACTACCGAGCGGCTTTTGATGAGTATGCTCGCAAAGGACTCTCTGCTCTAACTGGCGAAAAGCTGGCTGCTCTACAAGTGGGCACCGACTCCGAAGGCGGCTTCATCGTTCCTGAGTCCTTTGAGACCAAGATCGTTGAAATCCTCCAGGATGTTAACCCATTCCGCAGCGTTGCAAACGTAATCCGCACCGCTTCAGATCGGAACATTCCGGTTGAGTCCAGCATCGGTTCTTTTGCATATGTCGCAGAAGAAGGAGCCTACGGATCTTCTGATCCCGTGTTCGCTCGCGTTACTCTCGGTGCTCATAAAGCAGGTGGTATTGTCAAGGTTTCCGAAGAACTTCTACAGGATGCTTTCTTCAATCTTGAGACTTACCTAGCTAACGTGGCTGGTCGTCGTTTTGCAAACCTTGAAGAAGCTTCTTTCTGCACCGGAACTGGTAGCAGCGAGCCTCAAGGTCTGTTCAACCCAACCTACAGCAACAATGTGACCGGAGCTGTTTCGGCTACTGCCGCAATCGCTAGCGACGATCTGATCGACGTTTTCCATAGCCTCGGACGTCAGTATCGCAGCAATGCTACATGGCTGATGAATGACGCTGCTGCAAAGCTGATCCGCAAGCTCAAAGATGCTGACGATCAGTACCTATGGCAGCCAGGTCTGCAAGCAGGTCAGCCCGACACGATTTTGGGTCGCCCCGTTATCGTCTCGACTCAGGCTACTGCTCCAGCGGTTGACGCAAAGAGTGTTATCTTTGGAGATATGTCTTACTACACGATTGCTGATCGTGCTGGCGTATCTGCTCAGAAGCTTAACGAACTCTATGCAGCAAACGGCCAGGTTGGCTACAAGTTCAGCACGAGAAACGACGCGAAGGTAATTCTGAACGAAGCCTTCACTTCTTTCACTCACGGAGCTGCTTCCTAAGATTGCAAATTAAAGCAATAAAAAGTTTTGCTACAAAAGGCAGTGGCTATCGGGTTGGGGATACCTACCAGGTAGCCGCTGCCACTGGCAAACAATGGGTCAAAAACGGATGGGCCGTGGAGGTTAAAACCCCGCGAGCTAAGAAGTCTAAAAGCCCAGAGGTAATATAAGCCTCCCCATCTCAATGGTCTAATAATTTAATCAGTGGAGACTTCACGAGTTGGGGAGGTATCTCCTCTTATATAAAATGCCTATCTACTACAGCTACAAAACCACTACAGGCCCAAGCAGTGAACCCATAACATTGTCAGAGGCTAAGGCCCAACTCCGCGTAGAGTCGGATTTCACCGACGATGACACTTGGATTACTACGGCAATAACAGTAGTTCGCGAGCAGGTAGAGTCATTCACAAATAGGGCTTTAATGCCCCAGAGCTTTGAATTAGCCGTAAGCGAGTTTAGCGATGAAATAGAATTACCTAAACCGCCATATAGCAGCTTGTCATCTATACAGTATTATGATCTGGACAATGTTCTTCAAACTCTTTCCAGCACCTACTACCTGGTTAATGATTATAAAGAACCAGCAGTAATTGCTAAAAAAACCGATCAGACTTATCCGGAAACATACGATAGGCCCGACGCGGTTAGGATCGCCTTCTCGTCTGGATATGCAGATGCGGCTAGCGTTCCTGCATCCATAAAACAGGCCATGCTAATGCTTTTGACCGATCTATATGATAACAGGTCGGCTAGCTCGAGCCACTTAAATACAGTCAAAATAGACTGGACCCCAGCGGTCTTAAATCTCCTATCGACCAATAAAGCCATACTCTACTAATGCTATCCTCTAGGCTCCAGGTTTATGCTAAAAGCGAATCTGTAAACAGCTATGGGGAATCCGAGCTAACTACTTCGCTATACAAATCTATCTGGGCACAAGAAATGGAAATAAAGATGGATGAAGTGAAAGATAGCGAATCAGTAAAGAGTATGGATGCTTATAAGTTCAAGACTCGCTTTAATAGCTGGTTAGATGAGAACTATGAGATTCAGTACGACGATGGGCGGCTAACTATCGAAAGTGTCGAACCAGCAGGGCATCAATTACGCCAGTGGCTAATCGTTAAAGCCATTAGACAACAATGAATCAGCGATTTAAAATATTCACTAGGGGAAGTTCGCTTAATTCATATGGCGAGCTATCTGAAACATTCACCCAAGGATCGTCTGTATTTGGCAGAGCGAGGCATTATACCGATGGTGAATCGCTGGTATCAAGGAAGCACAGACCTTTGCATAAAGTAGAAATAAAGGCTAGGCATTTTAGTGGCAGTATAAAAGACCAATTAGAGTATCTGGATTATCGGTGGGAAATCGAGGGGGTCAGGAGATCTCACAGATCTGGAGTTATAAAAATAATAGCCAATAGGCTATATGCTCTCGTCTCAGGTTTTTATCTCCAGCCCAATGGCATTAATTTTTACTTAACTCCTTCGGGAAACAAATATTTGCAGCCATGAGCGACATCACAGTCAGTAGCGACATCCATACATTTATGCAGTCGGCCAGCAACTCGGCGGCTCGAGACAATCTAGGCTTAGGCGACACCGATGCCGTCAATCACGCATCACTTACGCTGACAGGGAACGCGACGGCGGTTGAGTTTATTGGCGACCTCGAGGGGGCAGTCCGGTTTAACGCAAAAGCTGGCGAGGCTCTGACTAAAGGCGATGCGGTTTACGTTTCCGGAGTTAGCGGGAATCTTCCTGTCGTTAGCAAGGCGGATTCCTCCAACTCGGCGACTATGCCTTCTTTCGGACTGGCTGGTTCGACAGTTT